CACCAACGGCACCGAGTAATTAATCGACTACCCCCCCAGCGGGAACCCGTGAAACGAGTCAGCCATTTATGGCCCGCCCCGTTGAAACGGTGTTTCCCGCCCTATTCGAGTGGCCAGCAATGAGCTTTTCAGGAAAACCGACCACGGTGTTGGACCAGACCATCGAGAACAACGGCTTTTGGCCGGACCTCTCCCTGGCTGAGTTCCAGAAGGCTTATCGCCTGCCGGGTGAGTACCTGGGCGAAGTGCTGGTCACTCAACTCAATTCGGCCATGTACGCGGTGAACACCGACCTGAAGCGCCTTGCCAACAGCTGGCAAGGTCTGGGCATCACCAATGTGGCCACGGCGGACCCTCTGCTGCTGCCGGAACGCACGCACCAGGTCGCGCTGTACAAGCGTGCGGTGTACTGCCGTGCCAAGGGCGATCTGCTGACTGACTTCGCAACGGTAACCCGACGTGAAGTCGCCGAGAACACCGGCAAGGAAGCCCCGGAACGCGGCGAGAAATATATGGAGTTCAGCCAACAGGCTGTGCGCGCCCTGCAGGGCCGCAGCCGCATCACGGCGGCACTGCTGTGATCCAGCTCAAGGCGCTGACCGCGTACCTGCTCGATCGCCAACTGGTGATGCCGGAGCAGCTCGACAGCTGGAGCGACCAGGTAAACCTGGAACTCCTGTGGCGGGAAAGTGAGCGCGGCTTGCATATGAGCAATATGCGCTATCGCGCCGTCATTGAACTGGAACGCTTCAACGGCGCCCCAGCGCGTCTGATGGCCCTGGTCGGGAGCTGGCTGGAAACCCACGATCCCGATCGCGACCAGCACAACCTGCCTGCTCCGACTTTCGCCATCGAGCCGCTGGACCTGGGGCATGACCTGTTCGACGTGGAGCTGGTCCTGGAGTTCGTAGAGCCCCAATACCTCACCGAGGATCCAGACGGCGAGATCGAGGCCTTCGATAAGACCTGGTCGTTGATGCCGTTCGACTTGTGGGTTGCCGAACAGGGCGAGGTGGTCAGTCATGGCGCGTAGCACGTTCGAACTCGACGTCCAGGGCTTGCTCGGCGTCCGCGAACAGCTGGCACTGCTCAGCTTGCCGCCCCAGTTGCGCCGGCGACTGCTCAACAACGTGAGCAAGCGCGTGCGAACCATGAGCCGCAAGCGGATCCGCACCCAGCAGAACCTCGACGGTTCGCCCTTTGCCCCCCGGAAAAACACCGAGAGCGGTAAGAAAAAGATGGAGGCCGGCCTGGGCAAGCTGATGCAAGTCACCAGCGTTACCCCTGACCAGGCTGTCCTTGGCTGGAAAAACGGGCTCACCAGTTGGGTCGCGGCCCAGCAGCACAACGGCACATCTGAGCGCCGAACCGCCTCACAGATGCGGCGCTGGAGCCGCGTTCCCGAAGGTGCAGCAGCTACCACCAAACAGGCCAAGCGCTTGCGTCGGTTGGGCTTTCGTACCCGCCAGGCCGGCAAGAAAAAACTCACCAGGCCGTCCGTAGCGTGGATTCAGGAGCACGTCAGCTACGCCCAAGCCGGGCTGTTGATTCGCATCCTGGACGATCAGCGGGCCGAGTCCACCGGTGCGCAGAGCTGGGAAATCACCTTGCCTAAGCGCCAGTTCCTCGGCGTCAGCACCGACCGCGACACCAGTCTGCTGGTGAACCAGGTGCTGCAACAAATCCTCAATTCACCCCGCTAGCGAGGCATCAAATGGCACTCGGCAAAGTCAGCGTTAACAATCTCAACCTCGGCCAGGGGGCCGTCACCGAGATCGAGCGCTATTTTCTTTTCATCGGCCCCGCCGGCAAGAACGTCGGCAAGCTACTTCCCCTGAATACCGACAGCGACCTGGACGCTGAACTTGGCTTGCCGGCCAGCGACCTGAAAACCCAGGTCACTGCCGCCCGTGCCAACGGTGGCGACCGCTGGGCCTGCCTGGCCGCCCCGATCGGCCCGGAAGGTGACTGGACGCCAGCGCTGGAGGCCGCCCAGCAACAAGGCTTCTCCGTCGAAGCTGTCGTAATCAGCAAGCCTGTCACCACCGGTGCCGAGCTGGAAGCGATGCACACCGCCGCCGAGTTGTTGAACAACAAGTACGGGCGTCGCTCCTTTGTGCTCGCCGCGTCTGCCGGCATCCAGCCGATCAGCACCTGGTCCGAGTACCTGGGGGAACAGAAAGCCATTCCTGCCGGCATCGCAGCACCGCGTGTCGTGCTGGTACCGCAGCTGCACGGTAATGACCTGGGCGTGCTGGCTGGTCGCCTGGCCAACGCTGCCTGGAGCATCGCCGATACCCCGATGCGCGTGGCCAGCGGTCCAGTCCTGGGCCTGGGCCCTGTGCCGCAGGACAAAGATGGCGTCCCGCTGCCGTCGGCCACTCGCGCCGAATTGGACAAGGCCCGTTTCTCCGTCTCCCAGACCTACCCGGACTATGAGGGCGTGTACTGGGGCGATGCCAACCTGCTGGACACCGCCGGCAGTGACTTCCAGGTCCTGGAGCACCTGCGCTTGGCCGACAAGGCTGCCCGTCAGATCCGACCTTTGCTGATTCGCCGCATTGGTGACCGTCGCCTGAACAACAGTGCAAACAGCATGGCGGTCAACACCAACGCCCTGATGGCCCCGCTACGCAAGATGGCCAAGGCCGCCAAATTCGCCGGCGAGGTGTTCCCGGGCGAGATCGAGTCCCCAAAAGACGGTGACCTGGTGATCGTTTGGAAAAGCCGGACCCAGGTAGAGGTTTTCCTGAAGATCCGCCCCCTCAACTGCCCGAAAGACATCACCGCGAACATCGCGCTGGACCTTTCCCAGGACAACAAGGAGTAACCCATGGCCAAGATTGGCGGCATGAACTTTGACATCAACGTAGGTGACCTGAAGGTCCACGTTGAAGCGGCAACCCTCGACATCACCGACAACAGCGCCGTGGCACAAACCGGTGGCGTTCCTGACGGCTATGTAGATGGTGACGTGGCGGCCAGCGGTGAGATGGAGCTGGACACCAACAACTTCAACTTGCTGATCGAGGCCGCCGGCAAGGCTGGCAGCTTCCGTCAGCTGGAGCCCTTCGACACGCTGTTTTTTGCCAAGACCCCAAGCGAAGAGATCCGGGTGGAGGCGTTTGGCTGCCGTTTGAAAATCTCCAGCTTGCTCAACATCGACCCGAAAGGTGGTGAGAAGTCCAAGCACAAGGTGCCGTTTGACGTCACCAGCCCGGACTTTATCCACATCAACGGCGTGCCATACCTCGCTGCTGCAGAGATCGAGGGCCTGAGCTGATGGTCTGCCCGTTCGATCGTGCCCAGGCCCTGGAACAGCGTCAGCGTGACCAGGCGATCGCCGCCCAGCTGGCCCGGGCGCGCTCGACGGGCCCCAGCCTCACCCACTGCGAAGACTGTGACCGCGAGATCCCCGAGGCGCGCCGCGCCCTGGGTGGCATGACTCGCTGCGTGCCCTGCCAATCCACTTTCGAGAAAGGTGTTCAACGATGAGCGCGAATCAGGCCGCCCAGGACACCGCCATTGCTCTGGCCAAGGCTTCGCCTGCTATTGGCGTAGCCGCTACCGGTGCGACCGGCGCCGTCGATTGGTCGTCGGTCGCCTACATGCTGACTGCGCTCTACATGGTGCTGCAGATCCTTCTGCTGGCTCCCAAGTACCGCCAGATGCTGCGCGACTGGAAGGTCAAGCCATGAGCCTGCGTAACAAGATCCTGACGGGATCGATCGCCCTGGTGTTGAGCAGCAGCACCCTGATGGCGTTCCTGGGCGACTGGGAAGGTGAAGGCCAGAACGTCGTGTATGCCGACAAACTGGCCCGGGGCCTGCCGACCGTCTGCAAAGGCATCACCCGCTACACCAGCCCTTTCCCGGTAGTGGTCGGTGACTACTGGTCGGACGAGCGCTGCGCCGAGGTGGAGCAACTGGTGGTCGAGAAGGGACAACTGGCCTTGGCCGATTGCCTGACGAACCCACGCATCAATCAGAACACTTTCGACGCCCTGAGCAGCCACGGTCACAACGTTGGCTATCCATCCACCTGTGCGAGTCGGGCTGTGGGCCTTATCAACGCCGGAGACATTGCCGAAGGCTGCAGGGCGCTGGCCTGGGGCGCAGATGGTCGCCCCGTATGGGCCTACGTCACCGATGCCCAGGGCAAGAAAAAATTTGTACCTGGTCTGCATGCGCGCCGGAAGGCTGAGGCGAAGTTATGCGCTCAATGACCGTGCCGCCGGTCCGCCTTGTCTTGGTCGTCCTGCTGGCTGGCCTGCTGGTCTGGCTGGCGATTGATCGCCTGGTCAGCCAGCGCGACAGCGCCAGGCTTGAGCGTGACAGCGCGCAGTTTGAACGCGATGGGCTGCGCCAAGCCGCCCGCATCACCGGTGAACGCCTGGCGATCGCCGCCGAGAACGACCGCAAGAACACCCAGGAACTGACAGATGCACTCAACACCAATCAGGAGCTGCGCCGCGTTGTTGATGCTGGCGATGGGCGGCTGCTCGTCAACGCCACTTGCACCGTCACCCAACCCGCCAATCCCGGCGCCGGCGGCGTGGCTAATGCAGCCACCGCCGAACTCGCAGCAAACGCTCGATCGGATTATTTCACCCTCCGCGATCAGCTTGCCCTCGGTCGGCAAATGATCCTCGGCCTGCAGGACCACATCCGCAACTTTTGCACCACAACCCCTAAACAAACTGGAGCAACACATGAGCAATGACCGCACTGAGATCACCCTGGAAGTCGGCGAAAAAGAATTCGAATTCGTCGTCGATCCGGCAGTGATTAGCAAATACATCAACAGCCTGACCCAAACCAACAAGATCGCACCGGCTAACAACCTGTTGATGAACACCATCGTGCAAAAGCAGCGAGCCGAACTGAAGGACCTCCTGGGCTCCAACCCCCTGACCACGCTGCAGATTGCCGGTGCCCTGGTCGAGGAGTACTCGCCGACCATTGAAATCTCCGTAAAAAAGCGCTCAGCCACGCTGAACGCCTGACCGAGGACGGCTTGGGCCAACTGCTGGCCCTTGCTGCTCGGTGGCTACCTGGTGAACCGCCCACGGCTGAAACCCTGGGCACTGCCAAGTGGCTGGAGGACGAGCACTGGCGGCGTATGGAGTTCGCCGTGGCGAACGGCATATCACGAGCATTCAACGGTAACTGACCACATATGAGCGCGAGCACATCCAGCCGCCTGGACTTTATCCTGAGCCTGACCGACAAGATCACGGCCCCGTTGGCCAAAGTCTCGAAAGGGTTCAACAACCTGGCTTCCCAGGGTGCGGACAACATCAAGCAGATGGGCCTTGGCCTGGGCGGAATGATTGGCGCTGCTGCAGGTATTTCCGCATCGCTGGAGCCTGCGCTGGAGATGAACCGGGCCCTGGGTGAGGTTCGCTCGCTGGGAGTCGCCGAGGATGCTCTGGACGCCCTCAATCGCAAGTCCTTGGAGTTCTCCGTGGCCTACGGCGAGAACGCGCAGGCATTCGTGGCTTCGGCATACCTCATTGAGGGGGCAATCAAGGACCTGTCTGGCGAACAGTTGGCCACCTTTACCAACACCAGCAACGTCCTGGCCAAGGCCACCAAGACCGACACCCAGACCATGGGTGAATACGTCGGCACGCTGTACAACCTGCAGAAGCAACAGGCCGATGCCATGGGCAAAAGCCAGTGGGTAGAACAGTTGGGTGGCCAGACCGCCTTGGCGGTGCAGCTGTTCCGCACCAGCGGCGCAGCCATGAAAGACGCCTTCAAGGAAGCAGGCGCCATTGCCACTGCTTCGGGTGTAGACCTGGCGGAGCAAATGGCGGTGATTGGTACCCTGAGCAGCACCATGGAAGGTGGCGATGCCGGCGGCCGCTACAAGGCGTTCTTTGAAAACATTGGCAATGCCTCAGAAAAACTGGGCATGCAGTTCACCGACAACAACGGCAAAGTCCTGCCGATGTTGGACATTCTGGCCAAGCTGGAAGGCAAGTTTGGCGACCTGAGCAACGCCGCGGCGAACAACAAACTGGTCGAGGCTTTCGGCGGCGAGGGCGCCCAGGTGATCGGTGCCCTGGCCAAGGACACGGGACGCCTGAAAAACGGCATCGATCAGTTGGGCAAGGTCCGAGGTCTGGAGCAGGCCGAGAAAATGGCGCAGGCCATGGTCGATCCTTGGCAGCAGTTCGGGGCGGCAGTGCAGGCATTGCGGATTGCCTTTGGTCAGGCGCTGATTCCGATCCTTCAGCCGCTGATGGATCGCCTGGTGGGCATCGGTAAGACCTTGGTGCGCTGGACTCAAATTTTCCCGAACATCACCCGCGTAATCGGCATGGCGGTGTTGGCCGTCCTGAGCATCACCGCCGCGATGAGTGCGCTTACCCTGGTCGTGGGTATGAGCAAGATGGTCATGATGGGCCTGAACCTGGTCTGGACGCTGCTCACCTGGACCGGCTGGCGCAGCATTGCCATGTTCGTTGCGCACTCTGTCCAGGGCGTGCTGTTCGTTGCCCGCATCCTGGCCATGATCGCCGTTATGGGCCTGGCCAAAGGCGCCATGCTGCTCTGGCAGGGTGTGATCTGGCTGGTGAACGCGGCCATGATGGCCAACCCGATCGGCCTGGTGATTCTCGGCATCGTTGCGCTGATCGCCGTTGTCGTCGCCGTGGTGGCGTACTGGGACGAACTGACCACCGCGCTGATGAACACCGCCGCGTTCCAGTGGATTGCAGGCCAGATAGAAGCCCTGGGCGCCTGGTTCGGCTCCATGGGCGGTTGGACCGGGATGGCCAAGGCAGCCTGGGACGGCATCGTGTCGATCTTTCAAACGGCAATCAGCGGCTTGATCGCCATGCTGAACAAAATCCCCGGCGTAAACATTGAAACCAGCTTTGGAGACCTGCCAGAGCCGCCACCAGTGCCAGAAATCCCTGGCCAGTCAGTACCGGTTGATGCCACGCCACTGGGGCCACAACTTCCCCAGCAGGCACCTGCAGCATTGAACCAGGTGCAACCTGCAGCACTGCTGGAGACCCCGTTGCCGGTCGCTGCAGTACCGCCAGCGCCGGTGGCCAAGGTCATGGAGCAACAGCCTCAGCTCAAGCTGGTACCGCCGCCGGCGACGGCACTGCCTGCCCAGCCTCCTGCGCCTGTTCTTCCTGCAGCAGCGGCACCGGTATTGAAGCTGGTTCCTTCGGTGCCTGACCCGTTGGCCAAGCTGCCGGCGTCGGTACCGGCACAGCCAGAAGCGATCGCCCCCACGCTGAAGGCCCTGGCGGCGATTCCAGCGGTATCCGCACCGGCGCAGGAGGAATCACCCATTGACCAGGTCGAGCGCAATCGCGAGCGCCTGGTGCAGGCCGCGCCCAGCCTCTCGCCTGTACGTCCGACCGCCGTGCCGCAGGGCGGGCTGATGAGCAGCATCCAGAACACGACCCAGAACCAGGACCGAGGCATGCGGATTGAAAAGGTGGAGATCCACACCAGCAAACCCATGACCCCGCTTGAGCTGGAAAACATGGTCAGCATGGCGGTGGGCTGATGGGCGAATACATAGACCTGCTGATCCAGGGCAACGACCTGGTCCTCGATCCGTCACGCCAGCCGCTGCAGATCGAGGACCGCGCCAGCATCGCCCAGGACATCGCTCACATGATCCGCGATAGCGGCTTGTTGGTGACCCTGGTTGCCGAGCGCAGCCGCAGCCGACAAGCCGACTGCATCCTGCAATTGGAGCTGCTGGTGGAGGACGACGAGCGCCTGGTACCAGGCACGGCGCGAATCCTCCAGGACCAGCCCGGGGTGTACCTGGTCACGGCCAAAACTTTGAAATTTGGTGATATCGAGGTGTTTTTGTGAGTGACGTAGACTTCCGCCAGCCGCTGATCGATGCCGGTATTCCGACCACCGAAGCCGGCCTGCGTCAGGCCTGGGAAGCCGAGGTAGCGGCCCAAGGCAGCCAGTTGAGCAATACCAGTTCCTACTCACCATTCTGGCGCCTGGTCACGGCCCTGGTGACCAAGCCGGTGCTGTGGTTGATCGCACTGATGAGCGACACCATCCTGCCGAACTTCTTTCTGAAGACGGCCAGCGGTGCTTGGCTGGATATGCTGGCCTGGGCAGTGAACATCGAGCGCAAAGGCGCAACCAAGACCCAGGGCACGCTGTTGTTCACCCGCGAAAACACTGCCGGCGAACTGCAGATGCCAGCGGGTGTGGTGGTGCAGTCAGCCGCAATCAACGGTCACGTCTACCAGGTGGCCACCACCGAGGCGGTGGTGTTCCCTGACGGCCTGCTGCAACTGTCGGTGCCTGTCGAAGCCCTGGAGGTGGGGAGCGGATACAACCTGGCGCCCGGGTATTACGCGATCCTGTTGGAACCTATCCCCGGCATTGCCCAGGTGGTGAACGCCGATGGCTGGATGATCGCTCCAGGAGCAGACCCAGAGCCCGACGACCAACTGCGCCTGCGTACCCGTAACCAGTTCAGTGCGGTTAACCAGTGGCACACCGACGCGGTTTACCGAGCCATGATCGCCGCGTTCCCTGGCGTGCGGCCAGATGGCGTGTATTTCGAGCACGGCGCACCGCGTGGCCCGGGCAGCGCGAATGCCTTTGTTCTGTTCGACGCCGATGTGCCGGCGGCCACGTTCCTGGAGCAGATCAACGCCCACGTCCGCGACGGCGGCAACCATGGCCATGGCGATGACCTCCAGGTGATGGAGATGCCCGAGACACAGCACGACTTGCGCATGACCTATTGGCCTGTGCCGAACCTTACCGCTGAAAGACGCGAAGCCCTGCAGGCCGGCATCACGCAATTCATCCGTGCCGCATTCCGCGAGAGCACGGCCAGCGACTACCAGCCCACCCTGACATTCCCGCAGTCGCGGTTTTCTTTCAGCCGGCTGGGCGAAGAACTGCACCAGCAGTTTCCCGACATTCAGTCGCTGGACTTTGAGAACACCGACATCGTTTCGCAGTTGAACATCCCCCGCATCAAAAGCCTGCAGGTGGTGCCCGCATGATCCGACTGAAACTGCCGTTCTGGCTCGGCGGACCTGAGCTGGCCAAGCTCAAGGCATCTGCTCAGACCTGGTGGGAAAAGGTAGAGGGCTGGCTGCAATGGCCGCTGCAGCAGATGGACGCTGAGACCTGCCACCCGACCATCCTGGACCTGCTGGCCTGGCAGCGCGACATCACGCGCTTCAACGACGAACCCGATGGCCTTTACCGCTTGCGGGTCAAATACGCCTTTATCAACGCCGTGGACGCCGGTAGCACCGCTGGCCTCAAACGCATCCTGCGCCGCCTCGGCGTGGGTTACGTCGAGATCGAGGAGCGCATGCCCGATCGAGACTGGGATGTCGTCTTGCTGACCCTCTCAGATTCGCAGCTCTCGGAAAGTCCTGAACTCATGCGCGTCCTGATTCAGCAGTACGGGCGTACTTGCCGGCGTTACGACTTTGTCACCTTCACCCCCGTGGTCCTTCATCTGGCCGCTGTCAATTTCAACGACGACCAGCAGACGCTGGTCGCTAGCTTGTAGGAGCCCACTCTGTGGCAAAAATCACCCTTGCCGGCGAAAGCCTGATCGCCCAGAAGATCGGCGCAAAACAAGACCTGGTCGTGGCGAAGTTCATCTTTGCGAACGTACCCGGGCTGGATCCGCAAAAGCCGGTCGATCGTGCCGCTGGCAAGCCACCGGCAGGTCAGATCGTCCACAGCTACACGATCCCGCCAGAGAATACCGGCTATGTGAACCCCAACCAGGTGGTTTACAGCGCCATGCTGGGCAGCGATATCGGCGACTTCGACTGGAACTGGATGGGCCTGGAGACCGACGAGGGCGTACTGTTCGCGGTGGCCTATGTGCCCATGCAGCAAAAGCGCAAAAACATCCCGCCGCTGCAGATCGGCAACAACGTCACCCGCAACGTCCTGGTCGAGTTCAACGGCGCCCAGGAGCTAACTGGAATCAGCATTGATGCCAAGACCTGGCAGCACGACTTTACAGTGCGCTTGTCCGGCATCGATGAGCGCGAGCGCCTGAGCAATCGCGATATGTTCGGGCGCGCCTGCTTCTTCGACAGCGGTCTGCAGGTGGAAAAGGTCGGTACCGCCTACCAGATCAAACCCGGGCAGGCATACGTCGAGGGCGTGCGGGTTTATGTTGCGGCAGCTCAAGCGGTGCCGGCAGCAGCCTTGCCGACCACGGTCTGGCTCGACGTTGTCCTGGAGCGGCAGTTGAATGATGTGGTGGCTCGCTGGAGCCTGGTCTGTGCGGCAGCCAACCCCGACTACAAGGACAGTCTGGGTGTACAGCATTACTGCATCGCCCTGGCTGACTTGACCACCCAGGCCATCACCGATCGTCGGCCAGTGGAAGCCATCACGGGCCCGCTGGTTCAACACTTCGCAGCCCGTGATGGTGACTACCCGGATCTGCGTGCCCGGGGTACGAGAAAAGAAGACGTTGACCTGGACCAGATCCCCAACGCCATTAGCAGTGATCCTGCCAGCGACAGTGTGGAGGTGCTGGCCACAACTGGCATGGTCCAGGCGGTACGCAAGCTGCTGCAGACAGCGATCAACAACATCATTTCCGGTGCCTCGATCGTGGGCAAGGCCGCAAGACTTGCTACAGCGCGGAGCATCAGCCTTACCGGTAGCGCCAGCGGTAGTGTTACGTTCGACGGTTCTGCAGACGTGAGCATCGCCGTCACGGTGGATCCGGCCAAGCACATGCACACTATTGCGCAAACCACCGGCCTACAAACTGCTCTGGACGGCAAGCTGCCGTTAGCCGGCGGCACCGTGACGGGGCCGACTGCGTTCTACCAGGGCATCAGCGGTGGTTACGAACGCGGCAATGGCGGGGCCTCTACTGAGTGGGGGGCTGCCATTTGGGCAATGGGCGCTGGCTATGATGGCGAGGGGCTTGCTGGGGAGTTCACACCAAATTCCTATTACGGCCTCACCTGGATGCGGGGGGCACACCCAAACGCCATTCCCCAACTGGGGGAAGGCCTGTATGTCTATTCCAACGGGACTATCAGTGGGGGCATAGGCCGCACCGGCATATTCACATCAGGCGTGTTCTACGGCAACGGCGCCGGCGTCACCCACCTGAGTGCTAGCCATCTGTTCACAGGTACCGTCCCTGATGCGCGACTGTCCGGTACTTACACTGGTATCAACATCACCGGAAACGCTGGTACTTCGAGCAAGTGGTCCAGTGCACGCACCCTTTCATTCACTGGCGGTGCCACTGGATCGGTCGCTCTGGATGGCTCAGCGAATGTCAGCGTGAACCTCGCCGTTCAACCTGCAGGGCACACTCACGACGTTGCTCAAATTTCGGGTCTGGGCATCAGCCTTATGGCAGCGGCCCCACCCGGTCTGGTCGCACCGTTCGCCCTGTCGAGTGCTCCATCTGGTTGGCTGAAAGCCAACGGCGCAGCTGTTTCTCGCACCGCATACGCGAATCTGTTTGCTGCCATCGGTACGCGGTTCGGAGCAGGCGACGGAAGCACAACCTTCAACCTGCCAGACGCCCGTGGCGAGTTCATCCGGGGTTTGGATGATGGCCGGAATGTGGATCCTGGCCGATTGCTCGGATCTTCGCAGGCAAGTCAGAACTTGTACCACGCGCACTACGCCTCAGCTGCAGTAGATGGAGTGCACATGCACAACGTTTCCGGTACTACGGGGAACGCCGGGGCACACAGCCACAAAACTTGGCGCGGGCTTGCAAGAAACAACACCTCTTTAGAAGGAAACGGTGGGGATAACATGGTTTTTGACAGCGATACCAGCATCGCTGGCGACCATGCGCACAGCTTTTACGGGACTGCTGAAAGTGCTGGTGGCCATACCCATTCGGTGACGGTTGCAGCAGAAGGTGGCAACGAGGCGCGACCACGAAACTTGGCATTCCTCTACTGCATCAAATACTGAGATTGAGCATGACCACAAAGACTGTTTACCAAACTGACTTATTGGGCCTCTACACCGGTACTACCCAGGCCGAGTATTCACCGCTGGAGCCTGGTGTCTGGCTGATCCCAGGCGGATGCGTGGAGATCGCACCACCGGAAGTACCAGAACATAAAGCGGCGTACTGGAACGGACAGACCTGGCAACTGGTGGACTACTACCAGGGTTTGATCGTCTACAGCGTCGCTACTGGTGAACCGTTGACGCTCAACGGCATGGAACCAATTCCGGCGGGCTACACCATGAAACAGCCCGGCCCGGACCAGATCTGGAAAGATGGGGGATGGGTGGACGACACTGCAGCGATCCTGGCCAAGCTATACCCGGTTAAACTGGCCGAAATCACGCAAGGCTGTGCGCAATACATCGAAAGCGGGTTTGGTTCGAACGCTTTGGGCGAACCGCACCGCTACCCCAGCAGCCTGGAAGACCAGGTGAATCTGACCGGCCTGATGTTCAGCGGTCTGGACGGTGCGTATCCCTGCATCGGCGCCGATGGCGTTCGGAGGTTCCTGATGCATACCGCCGAACAGTTGCACCGGGTCAACCAGGACCTGGTTCGCTTCAAACAGGCCGCCCTGCAGCACGCCGATCAGCTCAAACGCGACTTGGAGCAGGCACTACAGGACAAGAAACTGCGCACCATGCAGGCCATCAAATGGACGGCGCCGGAATGAGCTGGGAGCCCGTCAAAATGCAGTGGCCGACTGAGTCCACCCAGTGGATGGGTGAGATGGATGCGGCCAAGGCGTTGGCTGATGCCGAGCTGACTAACACAGGGTTGCGCCTGGCTGGGCTGCAGGACATTGCCACCACCACCCCGGGACCCGTTGGTGCTGCCGCTGGGGCGGCGATCGAGGCGGGCCGCAAGGCACTGGCCGAGCAGTTGGGCGAGGCCCCGGCGTGCCTGGTGGTGACACCGTTCCAGAGCGGTATCGGTCAAGGTCGCGGCTATCAACGTTTTCTGTCGGCGCCGAACCTGCTCCAGGAGCTGGCCAAAAAGCTGGACGGGGCCGCCGCAGCCAACAGCACCGAGGGCCTGCAGTACGCCCTCTGCCTGATGTTTCTGGCGACTCGCTTCGACCATCTGGCCGCGAGCCTGGCGCGCTTCAATGCACTGATGCCACTGCCTGAGCTGGTGCGTACAGAACGCCGCTCGCAGCACTTGGCCAAGCTGGAAACAGAAAAGTGGGTGATTCCCGATGCTGGCCCATTGCCGCGTTGGCAGACCTTGCCCCTGGAGCGCTGCACCGTAATCAAAGCTGCGCAGCAATCAATGGCAGGTCAGATCGCTGTCCTGGAGAGCTACGCCGCCGACAGTTCGCCGATCGCTGACCTGGCCGTACTTGCCACCCGCAAAGTCGCGCAGCAGCTGGAGCGCGACCAGGGTCTGGCGGATCTGCAGGCGTTGCTCAAGGACGGCCAGGCCGATACCACTATCCGGGCGCGAATGCTCGGCCCGGGTACCGCAGAAGAACTACGCCGCGAACTGCTGGAAGGTGAGGCGCCTGGCCATGAGTGGGTGATGTGTGCCGGCGTACTCCTGGTCGGCTCTGAAAAGGGGCTGAGCTTTGTTCGCGAGTTGGTGGGCCTATGACCCAGTTGCTGTTGGATGGTGAGCAAGTCCAGGGCAAAACCCTGAAGATCACCGCGAACCTGCGTATCGAGAGTGACGACCTGTCAGGACAGACCAGCAACACCGAGACAGCACACAAGGGCTTCAAACCCAAGACCTTGACCGTCACCCTGACCATTCCCTACGTGGATCATGCATGGCTGCGCTCACTGATGCGCCTGGCCGAAGCCACTGAAGGCGGCGGGCAGCTCAAGACCTACCGCGTCGTCAACGATACAGCCGCGGCATTCGGCATGCGCCAAGTGCAGTTTTCCGATGGAGTCAGCGCCCGGGAGGACGACATTCTCAAATGTTGGCGAGTGCAGTTCGGGTTAACCGAAAAGAAATCGAACCCGGAGAAGGTTGAGAAGCGCCGCCCCCAGAATGGCGTGACGGCCCAATCAGGCCCAGGGGCTGCCGTCGGTGGCGGGGGGGGCGGCGACAGCGGCACCAGCGGCCAAGGGCTGAGCGGCTTTGAAGCGACCCTGAAAAAGGTAGATGACTGGCTGGGAGGCGGTAAGCAATGAAGCTGCACAAAGTGCTGAGCGTGGGGGGCACTCCCTACGACCTGGTCAAGGATGACGTGCGCCTGGAGTTGCGCAACCCAGGGCGCGCCACGTTCACTGTACAGGCCAGCACGCCGCTGACAGGGCTGGTCACTCTGGATATTGGTTATAACGACAGCCCCCTGCAGCGCCACTTCATTGGCTATGTGGAGCGCTGCACACCGGCGAACGCCCTGCAGCAGGTGCTGTTTTGCCGTGAGCTGGCTGCAATCCTGGCCAAGCCGTTACCCATGAACCTGCGCCATGTGGACCTGCGCGGGGTACTGGGGGAAGTAGGTAAACACACCGGCCTGCAATTTCGCGTACCTGAACGCCCGTATGCCACGACCAAGACGCCTTTCTTCTACAGCCTGGCCGCCGGCGTCCAGGCAATGGAAAGCCTCGCCCAGGTCTTCAACATCCCCGACTTCATCTGGCAACAGCAGGGCGACGGAGAGGTTTTTGTGGGCAGTTGGGCGGATAGCTTTTTTGGCGCCCGTCCGCCGCTGCAGCTCCCCGTAGAGTTGTTCGACAGCTACCAAGGCAACCAGAGCGCCATGATTGCAGCCCTGCCCGGGATGCGACCAGGTGCAACGATCAACCAAGGCGAACGCATCACCCATGTGGCGCTCGCCGGCAATCAGATGAGCATCAAATGGACGACGCAATACGCCGCGCAGTAGCGCGCCAATTTCCTGAAATGACCGGGGGTTACCACCTACCGCGCTTCGGGCGCGTTGTTGGGGTACCGGATGCACCGGACGCGCCCGGGCTGTGCGATGACTTTCGCCCGCGTTTCGGGGTAGATGTCGAGGTTCTACTGCCTGACGGCGAGCCAGACCCCGCCCTGCCAGTGCTCAATAGTCTGCCGCTGCCGGCGCCCATGGGTGGCCAGGAGGCGGGTATGTTCGGCTTCCCCGAGGAAGGAACAACCGTGGTGGTGTGTTTCGCCTACGGTATGCCGCACAAGCCGTTTATCCAACAGATCCTGCCCCATGGACTGAGCCTGCCCCGGGTACCAAAAGGCGACCAGGTCTGGCAGCACAGCGAGGCCTGTCAACAGCGTGTCGATGCCGACGGCAACTGGCTACGCCAGACCGATGGAAAGATCCAGGATAAGGCGATCGAGCGCGAGGTAGAGGCTATGACCAACACCGAACGTTTCCAGAGCCACACCAGCAGCGTGGATGATCATTCGACCGAGTCAGTGGGTGGGGTGAAGAAGATCGAGGCCCTGGGCGCGCTCAAGCTGCTTTCCGGGGGAACTGCCAGCCTGGCCGCTGTCGATGACCTGCACCAGGCCACGGGCCGGGATCTAAACTTGGTGGTGGGACAGAAGCACAACGCGACGGTCGGCGGAGATATGCAGGAACAGATCCAGGGAATGCGCCGGAGTGTGGCTGAGGTCAGTCAGCGCCTGCAGTCGTCGAAGACATGGCTGGGTTCGGAGGAGGTCAATGTACTGCAAGTGTTGTGCAACTTACTCGACCTGGTGGAGCATATGAACATCCAGCTTGCCAGTCACACCCATGGACCGACTCCTGTCCCCAGTAATGCGGCTGCGTTTACAGCGGATGCTACCAAGGCCGCACTGATGTCTGTTGAGATGAAAGTAATTACCTTGTGACCTCTAAGTGGACAATTAACTTACTCCCGCTCTGAGTGATATCAGGGCGGGCTTGCAACTCAGTCTGCAACAGTTTCTACTTCTGATTGATCGTAGCTACATGCCGGGTATAGCAAGTGCTGTTATCAGGGATATCCTTGTTGATAAAGGCCATTGCCCCAATAGTTACGTTATTGCCGACGCGTATGTTGTCACCGATTATGCAAACGTTGGCGCCTAGTTCAACGTTGTCGCCGATGTAGATTAACCCTTCCTGACCACTGGTTCTCACACCGATCGTGGTGTTCTGGCGAATGAACAGGTTTTCGCCTATTCGTGCCGCATCTGCAATGACTATCCCTACGCGGTGAGCGAAGTGCAGCCCTGGACCTATCTCCGCTGCTAGCATGATGTCGATGCCGTGCGTCCTAACTAAACTCGCGTGAATTCGCCGAGCAATTTTTGGATAGTTGAAGATTCCTTTGGGGCGCCGATGAAAATGCTGCGCCAACCTGAACCAGAACAAGTAGTGTTCTTGTTCTTTCTGTCGAATGCGTCGAAATATTCGCTTGAACTTTAAACTCTTTTCTTTATCACCCATCACTTCGATGCGCCAGAACCTTTTAAGGTTCTCCCAATCCATGTATTCCACTAGCGATCATCTCCCGGATGAATTCGAAATCCATCTGTCTGGACAGTTTTCCAATAGATGTCTGAATTGTATCAAACTCGATACGACCTCGACACATTCAGCAGGCTGGGCGGAAATTGCTTCTGCCGCATGGCCGGAGCCTGCTGAAGGCTTCCTGGGTGTACGGCGCCACAAGAGAGGGATGCGGGTGGCACTTGGCGTTTGAATGAAAATCCATGCTGGAGAAAAAAAACTCGGTTGAAAATCACTTATCCCCCTCCCGCCGACGGGCTTTTCGTCGCGAAATAGTGCAAACCAGCGGGGTAGTGCAAAGCAGGCTGCAGGCCACGCCGTCTGCGGGCTCTGGCAGGCCATTGGCAATTGCACGCTGTGAAAGAAATTGAAAGGTTGTGCAACCGTGGGCGGCTCTCTGGCTACTGAGCCGGTGAAAGGGCGGCTGGGCTGGAGCCCTGGGATTACGAGGGGCCGTGTCGAAAAAAACCTGTTTCCCGGGTTTTTCATTTTCGGACACGGTCATTTTTGTGCGCGCCGATCGCACCAGGTGCTGCGCTCGTTTCGGGCTGGAGCCCCCGAACGGCAGGGGATCAGCACTCTGACAGCATTGCAGCGCGTTTC